ATTTTTTTGTAAAAAGTAAAAAATATTCTGTCTATTTAATTATCATAAGTATAGTTATAGGATTATCAATATTATATATTTTATTTGTAATAAATCAACAACCCAAAATTCCTTTATTAAAAAGAGGAGAAATAATATCCCCTAGTTCTGGTTATATTGGAGATATTTATTATCATAAAAATGGAGAAACAACAATAATGTTTAATTTATCATTTTTTAGTAATCACATACAATATATCCCTTATAATGGCAGAATTATAGAAGATACGCATGTTCCATCATATTATCCAACCCCCAAAAGAATGTTTATAATACATCCAACTTTATTCACTAATTTTGAAGAAAGTATTCGTGATAATGAACAGTATCAAACTATATTATCAACTGATATTGGAAATATATCTATTACACGTATTGCTGGATTAGTTGCACGAAGAGTATATTCTTTTATACAACCAAATCAACATGTTAAAACAGGCGATGTAATGGGATTAATATTATTTTCATCAATGGTATTAGTTACTCTTCCTTCAAATGTAAAATTAAATATTAAAAAGGGAGATACAGTGATTGCTGGTGAAACAATAATTGCAACTGCATATTAAAATAGTTTAAATATAAAAAGAAATATATAAAAAATTGAAATCCTTTTTCATATTATTTATATTAATATAAAACATCATATTAATATAAATATATTCAACATGATTGAAAATATGCATTACACCTTTATGTATTGCTCCGAACATCACCATGGATGTATGGTTCAAGGATGGCACGAAACAATTCCAGATGGATTTAATTTGTTAAATTCACCGTATTCAAATGATACGCATCGATGGAAAAATATGGGCGTTATTTATTATACGCGATATTCAGATGACGAAGAAATACCCGACGATACGCCAACCGTAGTTATTGCAAAAAGTGTCAAGATTACTTATGATAGTTATAAAATAAGCGAATTTAAATTTCATCATTACCGAGATTGTATAACAAATGAAAAGGGGCAAGAAATTTATTTGGACGAGAGTACGCCGCTGTATAAATGGTTTGACGATATTTCGGATTAATTTTGTTGTGATATGAGAATAATGATATGAGAATAATAAACGGATTAAAAATAAAAAATTGAATAAAAAAATGAAATGCTTTTTTAATTTATTACAATGAGTTAACCCTTCGTAGTTGATTGATATATCACTACTTGTCCAAAGAGACACATTTGATTTGAATTACCGTTACCGAATATCACTATGCAACTCCAAAATTTAAACAACGCCGTAGTCGAAGAGCAAGCACAACCACCTAAATGCATAGCATCTCATTTGAATAGATGCTCTGATGAAATAGAGGTGTATGATGTTGATTATTATTCATACCCAAATTATATTGGACATCAAGAACGACATATATTTCAAGCACATATATGTAAATACCACTACGACAAAATTCGCGGTACAATGAGCGAGCAACTAAAGAGAGAACGCATTTTACCACATACGTGGGGTCATACTGAGCAAGATGCTCGGGACAGTATTCTACAAGGTTTACATTATGAATCACCCGATTGCGTGTGTAATAACTACGGCAATGAACTTCACAAAGCACTTATCGCATACACACGAGGTGGGTTTATGATTCGCGATGATTATTATTGTGAATCTTGTGAACATAACCATCCTTCTTGGCGCGATGGGTTGGAAGCATTCAACGCTGTTTTAATGTCGCTGCATGACATAGAGCAGATGATTGAGAAGAGATCCGATATGTTGTTAGAGGAAAATAACGAGGGAAAAAGACCAATACAAATCATCCCAGAGTTGATAGACATGCTTGAAGAATCACGTGATTGGGAATACGTGAAATATCAAGAACAGGGAATAGCAGGAGTGAATGCACAATCATTGCGTGATATTATGGAAATGATAAAGCAAAATGGGGGAGGAGAGGAAGATGACTTTTAAACCCTATTTTGAGGGTAAATAAACGATTTAAAAAGAAAAAAGAAAAGACTTGGTAAGTGTCTTTTTTAATTTTTATATTTAATTTTATTTAAATTTTATTTAAACTCTTATTACTGTATACCAATCAGGTTTTTCGCGTAATTTTTTCCAAGTAGCGATTTTCTGTTTTTCTTCCGACATATAGTAATTACGATAGGATTCAACTGGATCATCTGTTTTATACTTATCCGGCATCGCAAGAGCAAATGGAGTTAACCCTTCTTTCTCAAATGATTCATCTACAGGCATATGTTCTCTCAAATATTGTGCCATTAAATATGCTTTATGTTGTTTTGCTTCTGGGTGTCCGTAGCGGTATTTCCATTCGGCATGCATTTCGTCAATTAAATCCAACGTCCACACAAAATTTGCTTTCGATGTTCGGCACCAAATAGTTACCGGATGGTTTTTATGTGCCATTTTATATAATTTATCGTTACTTTCATCATCTGGTGATAAAACACGCTTTGCCGAACAAAGCATCTGTACTGCTTCTAATATAATCTTACTGATGTGCTTATCCATCATATATTGAGCAATTTCTTTTTGAATCAATGAGAGAATAAACAAATTCATTTTAAATTATTGAGAATTGTATTATAATAGTTTTGTAATATGGTTAATATAAATTAGATCAAATAAAGTATTTCAATTTTTTGGAAAATGTAATAAATGAAAAAAGAATTTTCCCTTAAAATTCTTTTATTTTTAGGACACGCCTTTATTCAATCATACGAGATCATATATTACTACCTTCTACTTTTCTTCCTTCCCCCTTTTACACATTTGGACATTTAAAACGCCGACTAATTGGCAAGTTATCGGTCACAAAGGCAACGTTACATTTGACATTTTAAATGTCCAATTGTGTAAAACATATTTGAGATTAGAATTATCAGTATCATGATTTTTCATTCTTTTCATTCTTTCAAAAATATCATCACTTGGAAAATCATCATTGGTTATCCACCCCATATCAACTGATGCTAATAACCCTAATACATACTCATCTATTTTTAGTGTTGACGTGTTTTTCAATGCGTGCGCCCATTCTCCGTCATACCATATCAAATAGCGCCGGCGGATTTCGGTTAGTTTATCACATATTTGTTTCATTAAATTCATATCTTCCATATAATTTTGATATCCTTTACGGAGAATGGACTCCATCTCCACTGAGGGAAAGATACTATGTGGTTGTTTTTGGATTTCCATAATTGGGTTCATTTCCATATGTTCGGTCATCTTTCGTATTACTCTTGGTAATTGTATTATAATAATTTAAAAGCATTTCAATTTTTTTTATAAATCCTATATATTTTTAATTTTCTTTCGTTTACCATTTAGATGTTTTTTTAACACTGATTTTTGGACCTTGACCGCGTTTCTTGGTATTATTAGGGTCATACGATGGGTCTTCATCATCTGAATTTAAATCTTTTGATAAATCCCAGAACTCCTTTGATCCTAGTTTGAAATCAGCGTGATGTTGTGCCTTATACCAAAATATTTGATCATGAAGTTTATTTGACTTGGCATTATTATTAATAACAAGACATTCAAAATTTTCCGTACATTGATCCATAACTTGCGAAAAAGATTCAAAAGTAGGAAACATACCAGCATAATTTTCCCATATACGCTTGCGATTAGCAATATAAGGTTCTCGTAAGATAAATACATAGTCAATATTTGTACGTAAATTGGGCGGAATACCTAATGGATACTGCATTGTAATAATAAGCATAATTTTCCAATGACGTCCATTCATAAATAATAATCTCATCATTTTATCTTTAGTCCATGTAGCATCATATAAACAATCATCTAAAATCACAAAAGCACGTGGGTCAATATTACAACGACGAAATTGTTCCATTTCTTTTTTTACTTGTTTTAAAACAGTTTTTTGTCTTTTAAGAATATTTTCAATAATAGAACTATTGTATTCATCGTGTATAAAAAGTTTTGGAACATGAGAACTATAAAACCCATTTCCTGCTTCTGTTCCAGAAATTACAGTTCCTATAGGAATATCTTGATGATGAAATAACAAATCCCTTACTAAATAACTTTTACCAGTATCACGTCGACCAATTAAAACCACAACAGGACCTTTATTTTCATCAGGTTTAAAACTAATATGTCTCATATCAAATTTTTTTAATTCTAGTGTCATTTAAACGTTTACAATTATTTTAGAAAATAATGAAAGTTATAAACCGCATATAAAATATATAAAAATAATTAGTTAAAAAGGTAATAAATTATATATATCACAAGTAATAATGGACTTTGGGTATAA